TAAAAGGGAAAACTCCCGCATATCATGAAACAAAAAGATATGCGGGAGTTTTTTATGCCATTGATCGTGTTGGATGCGGGTCACGGTGGGGGATGGCCGGAAATACAGCTACTATTCTATAACCCCAGTGTTTATGCGGGTTACAGGATTCATTCTACCATGAGGTAATAGTGGAATTCAAGGGTATTTGTATCCTTGTAGAACACAATCTTACGCACAATGCCGCGGAGGGCTTCCGCTTTCAGGTCATTCGGTGCGTCACTTTCGATAATATCCAGGACAGACTGCACACGGCTTAAGAACTGCTCTTTGTAGTTCTCGGGACCGGAGGCAGCAGTCGTCAGCTCTGAGAGCAGGACTTCCAGGTCTGCCCGGCGCTTCTCGATCATCTCTTTATTCCGCTTGTAATCTTCCAGCGTGTCGATCTCGTTCATGTAAGCTTCCCGGATACGTTCCAGTTTTCGATCAAGAGAAGTGAGTTCACGCTGGTAACGCTGCCTGTCCAGCTCTACAGTCGGCTCATAGGTGCGGACAAGTTCAAAGGATACGTCCGTGACGCTCTCCAGCACCTCATGGAGCGACGTAATTACGGCAGAGGTAAGTTTCTTTGCAGAGATGTATTGTGAGCCTGTATGAAGCCCTTTCATGTATCCCAGACACTGGAAGCCCTCGCCGGAGATATAAGTACTGCCGTTAGGTGCTTTCCGGGGATAACCTTCTTTGTGGGACAGGGACTTGCCGCAGATAGGGCATTTTACGAGACCGGACAGCCAGTGCTTCGTGTGGGAGACCGGATGCTCATAGCGCTGCATGATCTTCTTGCTGCGCTCCCGGCGCTCTTGGACGATGTCCCAGGTATTCTGATCGATAATCGGGGGATGGTGGCTGTCACTGATGATCCATTCCTCGGGATCCCGCAGGGTACTGGTGGCACTGGATTCCCGCATGTTATAACGTACCTTGCCGATGTAAAATGGATTCTCCAGTATGTAGATCACACCTTCCTGATCAAAACGCTTGCCAGTCTTTGTCTTGTATCCATGGTCATTCAGATCTCTGGTGATGTAATTGATGTCACTGCCAGAGGCGTACATATCAAAGATCTTCCGGATAATGGCAGCCTCATGCTCTTCGATGACAGGATTTTCATTCGGGGCTTTGGTGTATCCCAGTGGCATCTTACCATTATAGAGACCCTTGCGGGCGCGGGAGAGCATGGAACGGCGGACTTCCCCGGAGAGGTTGACGGAGTAGAACTCATCCTGCCACTCAATGATCATTTCAATGAGGCGGCCATACATGCCGTCAATCAGCGGCTCACTGACGGATACCACATCGATTCCGAGCTTTTTCCGGAGCATGGACTTGTAGAAAGTACTCTCGTCCTGATTCCTGGCAAACCGGCTGAACTTCCACAGGACAATGACATCGAAGGGCTTCGGCTTGGTCTTTGCCATTGCAATCATATTCTGGAAAGCATACCGGTTACTGGACTTGCGGCCGGAGCGTCCGTCCTCTTCGACAAAGATATACTCAGACGGCAGCAGGATGTTATGCTGCAGGCAGTATCGTTTGATCTCCTCCAACTGGGACTCAGGGGAATACTCCAGCTGATCATCGGTACTGACACGGATATATGCAGCACCGGTACGGATCCGGTCCGTGGACTCAGCAGATTTACGCATCACTTTCTTTGCCATTGCACATTCCTCCTAAGTAAATGTACGGAAAAATGGGCATAAAAATGCCCGGACATATGTTTGCATTGCAATCTGCCCGGGAAAATGATAAAATGCACTTGTTCAAGGTGATTTTATACGGGATTCCCCGGTAAGATCGGATCAGCTCCGGTGTTGGCGCACTGGGGCTGATTTTTTAGTTTTTAAATTTATCAGTGTTGCAGCAACGTTTGCAAGGAATATAACCAGCCTGTTGTGCATCTTTAAGACTAATGCGCTTAGGATTTTCCAACCCTGAGCAATGTTGCAGGCTATGAAATTTATTGCTGTTTTCCGATATCCAAACGCGATCCTCTTGTGTAATATTAACGTTCAAAATTTGCCCGAGATAAGTTATATCCTGAGGAAAAATTTTACAATGTCTATTTAACTCAACATCCAATGTACGACTCAAGCGGCTATAAGGATTTTTATATTCAAAAAGACTAAGAACAAATAGTAATTTACTTAATCCACGGATAGGGACGGGTTCGTCCTCACCGAAAATTTCGTGTGAACGTAAAATGTTACTGCTTGTATAATTATATATGCGTCCGCCATGTGCAGACATATTGCGATAGTCCATACAAATAAACAAGGTATCCATCATCAGTTTGCATAATGCCTCTTCTGAAAGACCTAATTTTTCAGAATTATACAGATAAGAAACCATCAATTTCTTTTGGGGCATTTTGAATTGATCGATATAGTTGATTATTGTGGAAAAATAAATACTTTTGAATAATATCCATGGTGGTACAATTCCATATTTTTCCATATAATGATGAATTGGTTCTTTGTCAGTGGTTAAAGCCTCATTCATTGTATGAAGAATGCCGTTAAGAGAGAAGCGCTCTTTTCGCTTTCTCTTGTTTTGGTAATTACGATATTGTAGATAAGAAGAAGGATCTACCCCAAATGATTGAGCAATTACATTGGCAGCAATCTCTTTAATATGCTCTTCTAAATCCTGCATAGAAGCCATTACTGTATTACGTAGAGCTTTATCAAAAAAATATAGAGAAGATATTTGCTCAAAGCTTACACCATCGCGGTACATGATTGTATCATCGGATTTAAGAATATATGGGTCTCTATAACTTTTAATCAGATTGGAATAACCAAACAGTCTCAAGCCGGTAAGAGCATGATCTTGGTCATAGATAGTTAGATTTTGAGATATAAGCTTTTTCAACTGATCTTCAGGTGTTGAATAGTAGATTTTATCTCCCATGAATCATTGATCCTCCTTTGTATGCAAAAAGAGCCTTGGAATACAATTCCAAGACTCTTTCGCGACCGCACAGCAGTCATTCACTAATTAGTGACATTATATCATATGCAAAAATCTTGTCAAGTATTCTAAACAAAAAATATATTATGTAAATTGTTATTTTTGGAAAGTTGCACCGGTGCAACTATATCAGCTCTAGCACGGATAATACCGGCTCGAAGTAGATAACATAATTATCATATTGCACGCAGATACCGTACTTGCTCCGATAGCATTGCAGGGCCTCCTGCAGAAACTCTTCTGTGACACCCAGGTAATCAGCCATCTCATAAGAGGTAGTATAGTGTGCCTTGTGGCAGGAGATGATGCCGTGTAGTCCGACCAGCTTATTGTAGCTCCAGAGACGTGCTCGGAGCTCCTGCTTGCGGTTGGCATCGGAGGACTGATCGATAATGTCTCCGACGGTAGTATGGTAATGACCAAGCTCTTCTGCAAGCACGCAGGCCCTCTGTGTGGATCGCCGCACGGTCCGGTTAATACCGATCACATCATTACGGATCAGACCGTCTGCCAGGGACTGGAACGGAGCATCTTCTATTACATATACATTTTCATCGGCAGCTTCCTGCAGTAAGTTCTCATAGGTCAATTCGCATCATCCTTTTTTTCAGGTCTTTTCAGAAGGTTCATATCAGTCTGCATCTTTTCTGTCTCATCAGGATCATCTGCATGATCATTGCGAGCAGCAGCCACGAGGGTATCGAATGGAATCGCCATTGGAATAGCAACAGCTTTATGGTTAGCGGAATATTGCAAAATCTGAGATAATTCTGATATTCGTTTTAACGCCTCTGCTTTTCCCTCCGGATTTAAAATATTATAGAATTCACATATTCTTTCAAACGTTTGATCGATGGATATGTCGGTATCTGGATCATCCCACCCCATAAGTTCTTGCGGAGTAATTTTTAATGCCTTTGCAAACTCACGGATTTTTGACTCTGCCAGATCTACTTCACCCTTTTCGATTTTGGCTATGGAAGATCTATCCTTATACCCAGTTAGTTCTGCGAGACGATCCTGAGACATCTTTAACTCCAAACGTCGAGCTTTAATATTCTTATATAGAGCAAGCATGGCTGCACTCCTTCCTTAAGTTGTTGTAAGCTTATAATAGCACTTTGTGTAAAATAATTCAACAAAATTATTAAAAACTGTTGACACAAATTCACACTGGTGATATAGTGAATTTAGTTCACGAAAAGGAGATGATTAAAAAGTGGCAAATGTGGAACTGCTTAAAAAGAAAATAAGTGATTCTGGGATGACTGTGTCTGCGATAGCTGATAAATCCGGCATTTTGCGAGAGACATTGTATAACAGGATGAAATCCGGCAATTTTTATGCTTCAGAAATTGTGGCATTAACCAATGTGCTTCGCCTTACCAGAAAAGAAAGAGATGATATTTTTTTGCCTTAATGTGTGAATATAATTCACTATACGGATGGGGAAGGAGGCACAGGAGTGTGTGTAAGAAGGTAAAAAGAAACATCTTAGCTATATTGATAACAATCATCATAGTAGAGCTGATGTCCTATGTTGGTTTTTGGGAAACGGAGAAGTTTAAATATAGCTGTATGTATATGCTTATATACTTATGCATCAATGAAGTCTTAAAAGAGAATTGATCAGCGCTTTAAGTTCTTCCGTATACATGCTCAGCAAGTATGCTATTATCCAGCCGAAAAGGTTCAGAAGTTTAGCAATGGCCGGCTTGGTTTTGAATCCTAGTTGTTTAAGAATAGAACTAGGCAATGAAATCATGATTTTCAAAGCACTAATAGGATTTAAGCAGCTGATAATGTCTTTCCTGAGAAAATTCCTTTGCATGAGGAGGTCATTGTATAGATTGACAGAGGAAAGGTAGTTACTATAATCTGACGCACCATATCCAAGAGAATCTGAGTAATAAGACTTGAATTCACATATGTCGGGATATTTTGCAAGAACGGCATTTAACTTCTCTCGATAAGAATTACCGGTTAGGGAATGAGAATATGAAGCGGGAGATGTGGACTTTAAAAAATCACACAGTGAGTCTATGCAGGAGGTGATTTTAACAAATTTAGCAGCATTGCGCAAAATTGACCAGAAATATATCACAATTAAAAGAATTACAAGGAATTTCAACATTATATGTAACCTCTCATATGAATTTACTTGGCTCTGGCGGGAGCCTGTAAGGAAAGTATAAGAGAAAACAAAAGTGAATGCAACTATCATCTCATCACTAATAAAGGAAGGAGGCTGCCATAAAGACAAGTTTATCACAAGAATGGGAGTCGCAAATGAACTTTTCAAAAAGGAGGAATAACAGGTGACATGGATTCTTGCAATAATAGCAGCGATTTGTGCAACAGGTTGGGCGTTTAGTCGGCTGGCATTCAAAACACTGGTGCGATGTTTCAAGGAAAAGGGATATCCAATGGTTAAAGAAAAAGATATCCAGAGGAACATGGTCAGCATAATAAAAGAAATTAACTGGGTACCGATTGCTTCTGGAATCTTTGGAGGGTTACTGGGAGTAATCCTGTCAAAAGTAATTTTCTAAATTTAAGAAGGAGGAATAACCAATGGATCAGAAGACTGTAGATCTCACAGTGAGTTGTAATACCGAGGAAGCGGAAGCAAAAGCAAGCCACCTCGTAGAATTGTTGAAAGAAGCCAGCGCATTGGTGGATGAGCTGGCCTCTAAGGGAATCAATATAAGGAATGATTCGTTCGTTCCTGAAGATAGTAATGGGAAACGATTCAAAGTTGGGAAAAAGGGCAATGCACCTAATTGAAAATATTTTCTTTTATGTATTTCCAATCATTGGTGTCTAACCAACCTTGATAATTAGTGGGTTTTACTTCGACGACTATCATTCGATCATTTTGATCCAAGTGGGGTGTTATCTTATTTGAAATCTGATCAGCCGTTAAGAATGACTTGATAAGAAAAGAAGATTTCCAATAAGTACACCATGCTCCGGTTGATGAATCTTTTATTGCTTGAATTACTTCATCATATTTTTGTCCGGTAGCATTTAGATCGTAAGTAATCATGTAGGCTGCCATAAACATGCCTCCTCTCTTTTGTACTCGGCTCTGGCAGGAGCCTGTAAATAAAGTATAGGAAAAGAAGAGGTCGGATTCAATATGGTAGGCATTTCGATTTATCGAAAGAATCATTTCGGAGAATCGAAGTGCAGTAGGAAGGAGATGACAGGAATGGAGAAAATCGACAGATTATATGCTCTGCTGGAGCGTGATGACATTGACGAGGACACCAAGGCAGCGCTGCGGTGAGCAATCTTCCAGTTAGAGAACGCAACTTAGACAACCATAGCACCATAAGCTGTAAAAAAACAGTCAGGAGGTACATATGCGGATTGTAAATTTAATCCACATCGGGGACCAGATATTGTCACTGGATGACATGGATCCAATGAAAAAGGCAGAGATTGCCTTACGGCTGAATGAACAGAGTCTGAAGACTCTGGGGTATGCAGCCAAGAAGAAAGAGGAATCAGCGTAACCACAGGTATCCGTGCCCTGTACGTGGTGTATTCCCAACACCACACTCCCCTTTTACACAATTAGCGTGTGTGTCCAGTCCTCCCCTGGCTGGGCACCACGTAGAGGGCATGGGGACAAGCATCATATTATAGATCACGCTTTGTGCGTGGTGCATCTTGCTGCATCACCATATGACGGCATATCATCCACTGCTATGATGGTATGTTGCCCTCTTTCTGGTGGTACCCGGGTAGATCAGCACCGGGGCCACGCAGAGAGCGTGATCGGAAAGGATATACATGGAAATGATTAAGTATTATGCCAAGGAAGTTGTGAAAAACAAAGACGGTCACAAATACTGGGAAGCCAGCAATTCGCAGCTGGCCGGGTATGTCTATGATGAAGTGAAGCAGTCAGTGCCAGAGGCGAAATATTATAACTTTGACGGCTTGCAGATTATTACGACGAATGACAAGCAGGAGCAGTCATTGCTGAGCACACTGGAAGTAATGGAGGACCTTTGCAATGAAAGGATAATCCAGATACATAGACTGAGAGATCAGATATACGGAGGGGCTACGGATGTATAAAAATATTGCGATATCACTCCTCGGAGCGTGGGTTTTGAGGGATGTTTTTGGGACAACAGAAGTAAGAGAGCAGATCGCCATAGTCATGGGCCTGGCGGCTATGCTTTTTATTTTTTGCCTTTTTTGCGAGGATCAGCTGGAAAAATTACGGAAAAAGCAGGAAAGAATCCGGGAACTGGAGCAAAAGTTGGAAGAACTGAAGGGAGGCAGAGCAGGTGAAAACAGAACAGTACTACATGGACAAGCTGTTGAAGATGGGAGACGAATTTACGAAGGCGGTAATCCGGAAGGACTGGTTTCAAGCGAAGTATCTGTATGACAAGGCAAGCGCGGTCACGGTATTTCTGGAAGCACCGCAGGAGATCCGGGAACAGTTATTCGGACGTTACAACGAGGAAAGAGACGAAAAGGAGCAGGGTGCCTTTGATGACCGCTCCATAGCAAAGGTTATGCGGGAATGCCTGATCAAGAACAACCTGGGCTTTGAGTGCATGGTCTACCGGATCCCGGGCGAGGCAGGCTACTACGGTGCCAGACCGGCGGCAGACGGTTATTACATGCCGACCGATCAGAACCCGGCATATTTCGCGCAATAAAAAAGCCGGCATTTGGCGATGCCGGCGAGCTCACAGAGCTACTTATATAGACAAGATTATTGTAACTCTGTAAGCCAAAAAAGTCAAGAAAAATGGGGCTTTTCAAAGCCCCTGCGCACTTGATAAAGATATTAAAGTTAGGATACAGAGACATGGTTAAGAGAAAGAAAATAAGGCTAAGGCATGGGGATGTGCTGGATGTAGAAGAGTACCATGATGGGAATTATGGGGGGAAGGGTAAGACCAGACAGAAGAAGGAGAAGCCGACGAAGGAACAGGTGCGGTTGATCAACCGGAGGAATAAGGCAAGGCTGTGTCGGTGGAGGCTGATCCAGTACTTTGACCAGGGAGACCTGTTTATCACATGGACCTATGCGATGGAGAATAGACCTCCTGATATGGCGGAAGCGCTGAAGGACTTTCAGAAGGCAATGAGTAAGATCCGGAAGATCTACCGGGTAAGAGGAGCACCGCTCTACTGGATCCGCAACATTGAGCGTGGAACCAAGGGAGCCTGGCATATCCACCTTGTGATCAAGCAGACACCGGATGGTGATGCGGCTGCTATCGTGACCAAGGCATGGACAAAGGGTGGCACCTACGTGGCGGAGATCCGACACAGCAAGTTTACCGGCGACGATATGGAGCAGCTGGCAGACTACCTGACCAAGGACGAGCACACAGCGGAGATCAAGGCGGACGGCACACCGGGCAAGCCCAGAATTGCGGAGTCCTCCTACAATACCAGCCGCAATATGCCGCTTCCGAAGCCACGGACGGACAAGCTGGTCCGCTGGAAGCCGGAGGTGAAGCCACCAAAGGGATATTACATAGCCAGGATGCATGAGGGCATCAATCCGGTCACAGGATTTTTGTACCGGAGTTACACGCTGATCAGATTAAAAACGACCGAGCGGAAGAGACCGCCGGGGAGAAGGAGGTGTTGATTTTGACAATAGAAATGTTTGTGAGCGCAACACTGCGCGGATCCGCAAAGGGAACGGGCAAGGTCATGTATACCCTGCGGACGAAGAAAAACGGTGAAAACTATGAAAAGCCGCCGGAGATCGGGAAGGCGGAGAGCACGGCCAACCGTCTGGTGTTGTGGAGCATCTGTAGGGCGTTGGAGAGACTGCCAAGTAATCGGGAAATTGTAATCTACACGGAAAACAGCTATATCGCATCCGTGATCAATCAGTGCTGGCCGGAACGGTGGGCGAGAAACGGCTGGAAGAACAGCCGTGGGAAAGAGATCAAGGATGCGGATCTGTGGAAAAAGATACTGGAAGAGGTCCGGGAAGTAGGGCACTGCATCACCGCCGTGGAAGGCAGGCACGAGTATTCTGATGCATTCAGCTACAATATGCCCAAGATAGATGTGAAATCTAACATTTTCACAAAAGTGGAATTTGAAGAGGTAACACCAGTAAGTGACAAGAGTTAGAGAGTATTTTGTTGAGTTCAATAAAATATCAAAAATAGAACATTTTGACAGGAAACCGTGACAAATTTTCACGGCTTGAAACGCTTTAGCACAAAAACGATACGTTTTTTGAAAAATTGCACCGGTGCAACCGGGAAAGGAGAACAGATGGAGAAGAAATTCGGAATATTTAATACCGTAGAGGAGTTAAACAGGGCAGCAGCCGCCCAGAAGGCAGAGGGAGACCTGGAAGCTCTGATCGGACTGGCAGTGGAGAACGGACTGGAGAAGGACGATGCCGAGGACTACATGGACAGTGACGATGCCGAGGATACCCTGTGTAATGAGACAATGGCGGCAATCGGCAAGCTAAAACTGGAAGCAGAGGACCTGAAACTGGAGAGCCAGATGAAAGACTGGAAAGATTTTGTGGTCCAGATGTTGATGGAATATCCGACACAGCACATGGAAGAGGACGGTGCAGCTCTGGCTAATGCCGTATTTAATCCGGATAAAAAGCTTTTGGATGTGCTGGCAGCAGGACTGAAACTGGCATCAAAGAACCGGGTAACCATAGATAGAAGAATCACAAAGGAAGCAGGACTGCCGGAGAGTGCCGGACAGATCGGCATGTGTGGCAGGGATGAACTGAAAAAGATCGTGCTGGATTATTACATGGGAGAAAAGAAATGATTGTATACAAAGCAACGAATAAGGACATGATCTGCACATCCGGGGAGGGATTGTTCCAGTATCGTCTCGGAGTACCTGCAACGGCAGAAAAATCAAAGTGTGCTGATACCGGTCTCCATGCCTGTGAGTATGTATTGGATTGCACATGGTATTACGGAATGGGTAAATATAACAGGTATTTTAAAGCAAAGGCAGAAGGGGACATAGCAGAAGACGGACACGATACCCGCATTGCATGTACGAGGCTGACACTGCTGAAAGAACTTACCAACCGGGATATTGCAAAAGAAGCCATGCTTTACATGATACATCATCCTCGACGGGATAACTGGAAGACTTCCCGCCATATGGTACAGGTAAATGAGAACACGGCAGAGATTAGGATCCCGGACGGAATCGCCATTGCCAGGGGACAGCATCCAAAAGTAAGCGGCTGTGCCGGAGCACATTTGGGGCTGATCCGGGAAGAAAAAGGAAAGATCACGGCGGCCAAGATATTTGATGTGGACGGAGTCTATATCCTGCCGGGAGTGTGGTACACCTTGGAAGACCTGGCAGAAGCAGAAAGGAGGCAGCAGGCATGAAGTGGACAGAAATACTCAGGACACCGGTGATACCGGCAGATAAAAAGAGAAATAAACAGATCACGTTCCAGACAACGGAGAATTATCTGATACTGGATATCTGGAGAGGTGGAAATAACATCTGCCGCCATGCAATCAACCTGAAAACATGGGAATACGGCACATATTTTCCGGATACCGGCATAAAGCAGGCAACAAATATCAACAGCTGTACAGATAACTATGAAAGAGAGTACTGGGATTACCGGCTGAAAGAGAAAGAATGGCTGACACCGGAGCAGATCAGGGAACTGGATATCCTTACCAGAGAAAAGAAGGATTGGGTAAAAGATGTATTGCAGCGCATAGAGCGGATGGAGACAGACTATAACGCAGAAAAGCGGGAACAGGCCAGAAACAGTAAGGAGGAGCGCATCCGTAGATTAATGGACAAATGTCCAAAACCGGGAAAAGCAGTATATGACTGGATCACAGAACAGATGGTAGGAGATCTGCAGTATGCCTTTTATGACAAACAGAAAAAGACCTGCCATTGCACAGCCTGCGACGGAGATTTTCCGGAAGAGGCAGCATGCATCCCTGTGAAACATAGAAAGCAGATCACCTGTCCGCTGTGTGGACATCTTCTGACCGTTGATAAGAGAGCGGATATACTCATCGTTGCAACGGACTGGCTTACCATGATCCATAACGTGGATGATAAACAGGGAGTGGAACGGCATTTTAAGGTAAAAGTGGAGTGGGACAGATACGGAACAAGAACCACGGAGCTGGAGGAGCACATCCGGCTGATGATGCTGCGGAACACAAAGGATATCATGAAAATCTATTACTATGGGAGCCTTTACTGGCCGGGATGGAGCACCGGAAACAACAGCAACCGAAGATGGCACAGCACCTATCTGTATCCGGACACAGAAGGTATTCAGGCCGGATTACATGGAACGGCATATGAGGCATGGACAGATGTATTTCCGAAGCTTGCCCAGATGGGAATAAAAGCGCACTATGACGGTCTCATGGTGGAAAGAAACAGAGAGTTTACCGGTATCGCAGAGTATATGGCCAAAGGGCGTTTTTACCGGCTGCTGGATGAACTGTCACAGTGCATCACCTACTGGGGCGGATATTCCGGGAGCACGATTGATGTATCCGGAGAAAATGCAGAGGAGATTCTGCAGATAGAGGATAAACAGCTGATCAACCGTCTCAGACAGGCAGACGGCGGAATGTGTATGCTGCGCTGGCTGCAGTGGTCCGACCTAAAAAAGAAGAAACTGTCAGAGCAGTATTTGTCCTGGGCAGAAAAAAATAAGATCGAACCGGATAACTATCTGCAGTCGGAAGCGGGAAAATACCTGACACCGGAGCAGTTAATGAATTACATCAACCGGCAGAAAAAAGAAAGCTATCCAAGCAGAACGATAGCGGGAGTCTGGGATCAGTACGAGGATTATCTCAGTATGGCAAAAGAACTGGGAAAACACATGGATGATGCTCTGGTGCACCGTCCCCGGGAATTGAAGCGCCGGCACGATGAAGTCAATGCAGAGATGGAACTGCGCAGGGAAGAAATCCAGCGGAAACGGGATGCAAAAGAAGCGGCAAGGCAGGCGCAGGAGATGAGAGACAAGTATCCGGGATATGAGGAGATCCTGTCTGAGATCCGTGAGAAGTTCGAGTATGAGAATGATACCTTCTGCATTCTGGTACCGAAGAATTTCATGGAGATCACAGCAGAGGGAATGGCGCTGCATCACTGTGTTGGCAATACAGAGCGGTATTTTGACCGGATTATCAGCAGAGAGACGTATATCTGTTTCCTGCGGCAGCAGTCATCCCCGGATAAGCCTTTTTACACGATAGAGGTGGAGCCGGGCGGTACCATCCGCCAGCACCGGGGAGCCTACGACGAGGAGCCGGGCATAGAAGAGATAAAGCCGTTCCTGAGGGAGTGGCAGAAGGTGATCCGTAAGCGTATGAGCAAAAAAGACCATGAGTATGCGGCACAGAGTGAGATCCTGCGGCAGAAAAACATAGAAGAACTGAAGGCAAAGAATAATACTGTGGTCCTGGAGGGACTGGCGGAAGATCTGATGGAGGTAATCTGAATGTATTTTGTAGACAAAGAAAATAAATCATGGACAGTCAAAAGAACAACGATAACAGAAGGAAAGATATACCTGCTTCGTTTCCGCGATAACGGAATCATAAAGTGGGCACATGTAATGGTAGATAAGATCGAAAATGAAACGTTATCTGTCCGTACAGGAGCTAACTATAACCCCTTTACAGTACGCTTCAGCAATATAGTGAAAGTATATGACGGCGGAGAGATTCCTAAGATGTTCGAGAGGGATACAGACACAATGAAAAGATTATACAGAGGAGAAATATATTCGGAGACCGAAAGAAGATTTATAGAAGGAGACAGATGATGGAGCAGATCATATATCGAAAATCATATCAAGAATACAAACAGGAGCTGGATGCGGTACTAACTAGAACAGCGGAGGATTTTGTACAGATTGGGTATCTGCTTAAGGTGGCCAGGGATACCAACATACTGGCAGACAGTGGATATGCTAATGTGACGGATTTCGCAAAAGCGGAATATGGCATAGATAAGACTCAGGTGAGCCGATTTATCAACATCAATGACCGATTTTCAGAAAACGGATACTCGGATCACCTCATACCGAATTATCAGGGATTTGGATATGCAAAGCTGACACTGATGCTGCAGATTCCGGATGAGATCAACGAGGCGTTACCGCCTACACTGTCCAAAACAGAGATACAGGCCGTCAAAGATGAGGTGGATGCGGAAAACAAGATATCCGACATCGAAGTAGAAATCGAAAAGGCAGAGGCAGCAGCCGTTACGGACAAGCCCATGCTTCCACCTGATGGATCACCGCTGTACAGAAACCTCTGGCAGCTGGGGAAAGAGCAGGAAGAGCTCTTCCGGAAACTGTGGATGGCATGCTTTATGGAAACAGCAAGTGGAAACAGAAATAATGTAGAGATCATGGATGTACTGATTCCACAGGGAGACGCAGTGTATACCGTCCGGATCCCTGGAGAGCGCAGGACGCAGATCATTGTAAATTCCGAAGGTGCTACGGTAGTCAACCTGAAGACGCTGGAGCGGAGTAGATACACAGAAGATCAGATCTGCCTTGTAGTACGGTCACTCATAGATGGAGGCAGCAACCCTGAGGAGAGGTACAAGGATCTCTACGGCGAAGAGCTGACCGTGGAAGAAACAACGGTAGTTGAACCGGTGCAACCGGATGAAACTCCGAAGGAAAAGAAACCGGAAAAGCGTAAGGAATCCCGTGTGACCAAAGCAAACACCGAAAAGAAAAAGCCGAAGGAGCCGGACAAGAAGCCGGAGCAGATGACCATACCGGGAGCAGAGCCGGCTCCGTTACCGGAAGATGTGGAAACACAGGTAACTGACTCATGCTCCGGAGAATCTGAACCGGAAAATCATGATACCGTAACCATGGTCACGGAAGAACAGGTACCGGGACAGACAGATCTGCAGAGTGACTTTCCGCAATACTGCCCATCCGAAGGAGACCAGCGCACAGCTTATCGTCAGTCCATCCGTGGCAGCGTGGAGAACCTGGTACGATATGTCGAGATGGATCTGATCAGCGCTGCCAGGCAGCAGTTGTCCGATATCTCTGGATACCTGGACAAGCTGGAAGAACTCAGCAAAGGAGGCGGTCCGGATGCCAAAGATGTCGAAACAGGCGAGAGCGCGGGAGTTTAATGCCGCCTCTCGTCAGATCATCAAGGAGCGGGATCTGTACCAGTGCATCTTTTGCCAGATGGGGTACCACATGGAAGACGTCACCTGGTACGGACAGCAGCTGTTAAGCATCATGCATTATATCCCGAGATCCCGTGGCGGACTCGGGATCCCGCAGAATGGAGCCCTGGGATGCCAGAGCCATCATGAGATGCTGGATAACGGAAACAAGGGCAGACGGGAGGAGATGCTGCAGATGTTTAGGCAGTACCTACAGGATCATTACCCGGACTGGTCGGAGGAAACCCTGACCTACAGTAAATGGAAATAATGTATATACAAATTTGTATATACAAAACGGAGAAATTATGAAAGCACGAACTGAACTTATCTCAGTACGACTGACACCAGAAGAAAAACGGCGAATGGAATATTGCGCTGAAATGATGGGAATTACACAGACAGAACTTATAGTGCGCGGCATCAATCATTATTACGACAGTGTCAGGGAAGCAATGAAGAAATTAAATAAATAAGCCTTTTGGAGTGTACTCACGAATAACCATAAACATAGCCACGGGGCGGCCGCTGGAAATCCAAGAGGCAGCAGTCGTCCGGAAAGGAGACAACAATGCAGTATAAGGACTGGGACGGAGATCTTCTGCCGGATCCTGCGCCGCGCATCCGCAACATACATATAGGTGACATAATCAAAACAGTACGTAAGGTAATTGAGGAGCCACTGGAAATCCGCGGACGTGGTCGGCATCAGGTCATAAGCGAGACAAGAGAATACGAAGTAACCGCGATTTACACACATATGATTCAGACCCACGACTGCAAGACAGGCTTTACGAGGTGTTTTTCCTACGGCGAACTCACAACGATGGGACTGGAATGGCAGGGAGAACAGAAATGAAGACGGTCGAAAAGAAAATTCTGCCCAAGTACTTCCGGGCAGTCCGGGAGGAAAAGAAGAACTTTGAATTGCGAAAAGATGAAGATGATGTACAGCCGGGAGATGTCCTGATCTTAATGGAGTGCGCAGGTGGAGAATATACTGGCCGGACAGAGGTGCGCCGGATCCGGTACGTGCTCCGGGATGTACCAGAGTATGGATTGATGCTAGGACACTGTATCATCGGATGGTAAAGGAGGATGCTATGAAAAATAAAAATGTGTGGTTTGCTTATGCAGCAGCCTGGATATCTACGGCAACAGCGGTGATATTTGCTATCAAATATACCGGATCAGCGTGGTGTTTAGTGGCACTGGTGCTGCCGGCAATGCAAAAGATAAGTATCAGCAATGATGAAGAGAATGGTAAATAACTTAGGATTTAGCAAAGGAGCGGTATGTATGAGAAAGAACTTAAAGGAAGCCAGAAAGGCAGCAGGGCTGACACAGCAGCAGATCGCGGACAAGCTGGGAATCGGCTTAAGATATTATAAGCAGATCGAAGCTGGTGACAGGACGGGAGATTTTACTCTATGGGATATGTTGGAGGATATCACAGGAATTCATCAACGGAAACTCCGAGAGATTTCAGATAGTCATCTCGACCAAGAAGATAATCAGTCGGAACATTAAGGATATCTGCTATTTTTACCAGTGCTTCTAGACTGGGTAAACGATCGTTAGATTCGTAAGCCCTGTAAGAGCGGATGTTGATAAATAGAGCATCTGCCATCTGCTGAGCGGTGATCTTTTTAGCTTTGCGAATTTGATTCAGTCGGGATCCTAACATAAGTGCCTCCTAAAAAAGTATTGACGGTGAGCAAATTGTACACTATAATGCGTGATATAAATAGTGAGCAATATGCTCACTGTAAGAAGGAGGAAAACACAATGGGAGAAATTCAGAAGATTGAGTTAAAAGGAATTCGGGTATTAACAACCAAGCAGATTGCGGAGGCATATGAAACAACAGAAGAAAAAATACGATGGAACTTCAAGTATAACCGGGATAAGTATATTCCCGGCAAGCATTATATTGTTATCGAAGGGGAGGAATTAAGAGAGATGAAGAGAGAGTGTGAATTTCACACTCTCTTCAAACAAGCAAAGAGCGTGTGCTTCTGGACGGAAAAAGGAGCATTGATGCACGCAAAAAGTCTGAATACGGAAAAGGCATGGCAGGCATACGAGTACTTGGTGGATGCGTATTTCAAGGATAAGCACGAAAATACTCCGAAAGCTCTGCCGGAGAAGACAACACCGGCAATAGAGACGAAGAAGAACACCATCCCGGAAATGCGAAACCCCATATGGATATTTAATGTTCTCTATCAGTTCGCAAAATGTAACAAGATGAATGTGAGATCACTTGACATGAAGAGCAGATGTTTCTCTATCCTAAATCAGAATCAAATAGGGATAAGGACGCAGATGAAACTGGAAACAGTAAATTATGAGCTTGCATATGAATTGTCCCATGCCATGATTCATTATGATGCTGGGAATATTATAGACAGTCCGTTGCGTAAGGAATACGACCAGCAGGCAGAGAGAGCTGCGGATATGCTCATAAAATTATTGGATAATGTAGAACAAAGTATTTAGGTAAACTGAAATTTAGCGAAGGAGTGATAGAAAAAGCATAATAAAAAGACAAGTGCAGAGAACCTGCAATCGATGACAATAAAACAGCGGTAGATTCATCCGACCAAAGATAACATCTACCGCTTACCTGCTTACCAGTATCATACCATAGGATCTGCTGGTAGGCAATGAGAAAATGAGGTACAGCCTATGACAAAGACAGACCTGATTAATGACATTGCTTTCGAAATGAATGATATTCTGACACCGGAACAGATTGACAAAGTAAAGATCGTGTTTTTAGTAAAAATGCAGGACTATGACATTTCGGCAGCCAGGCAACTACCAATGGTGGAAGAGCATGATAATGAATGGCTGATGAAACGATACTGGATTGACAGCGTGGCAGCAGGGCTCAGCGAGTCCACCATCAGAGGATATATCGGGCGCATCAAGGAATTTTTTGACTATGCCGGGAAAAATTATAAATATGTCACAGCGCAGGATATTACGGATTTTTTGGCAATAAAGGCTTACAGAGATCACATCAGCCAAAATTATAAATCCACAATATACCGTTATTTATCCACGTTTTTTTCCTGGGCGTATCGTAAAGAGCATATAACCAAAAATGTCGCAGATGGCGTGGACAAAGTCAAGCAGATTCAGGCACAGAAAAAGAGACTGACAGATGAAGAGATAGAAGACATCAGGGATGTATTGGCAGCTCCGAAAGAAAAGGCTCTGTTTGAACTGATGTTATGTACGGGGATGAGAGTAGGGGAGATAGCACACCTTAATATCTCCGATCTGGATCTGATTCATAAAACGGTTACTATATGGGGCGAGAAGAGCAATAAGTACCGCACCGGCATGCTGACCCCCAAAGCAGTCAAAGCATTGAAAAATTACATCGGCAACCGTCCGGGAACAGATCCAGTGTTCCTAGCTGACAGGGCGCCGCATAATCGGATGAGAGAGTACGGCATAGAGAAGCTGGCCAAGGAGATGGCAGTCTGCGGTGGGGTGACACGGTTGACCGCAACGGTCCACATTTACCGGAAGACTTTCGCATCCGTCCTGTATCGCAAAACAGGTGACGTAATGTTAGTAAGCAGACTCCTCGGACATTCCAACCCAGAGATCACTGTAAAATATTATCTGGTGGATGACATTGAGGAAATGCAGAACAAATACAACAAAGTGGCATAATTGCACCGGTGCAACTCCGGCGCAGAAGAAAGGAGAAAGCATCGATGCAGAGAATTAACAGAGCAAGCTGGAGGATTATCGAAACTATATTATTACGGTATCCCCAACGCAAGAAAGAATATGAGGAGTACATATCGGACATTATGGCATCATCGGCGGGAGGCAGCAGTCGTCCATCGGATCCTGCCAAGGAAAGAGATAAGGCACAGTCTGTCACAGAGGCAAAAGCCCTGAAGATGACATCCGTATACCATGAACGGATCAAGAAAGAGATTGAGGCAGTGGAATTTGTATATAATTCTCTTCGACCAGAAGAACAGAAGGTAATAAGAATCAGGTACTGGAGTAAAGGTCTCAGAGCACCGATTCCCTACCTAAAAATCGGTGGTGCCTCGTACAGTGAGAGACAAATGAAGAGGATAGTTTTTAAGACTATAGAACAGATTGGAAGGTATATTGGGGAGTTAAAGTAAAAGATGGCATGATTTCGCATGTCAAATGTGATAATATAGTATCGTGATAAATTAGTGACAGGGCAATGCAGATAGCTGCGTTGCCTTTTTTCGTGGAGTTGCACCGGTGCAACTTTAGAGAGATGGTGAGCAGATGGCAAAAGGCAAATATAAATATTGGCTGACACCGGAAGGCTTACTAAAGCTGGAAGGATGGACAAGGGATGGACTAACAGAAGAGCAGATCGCTGGTAATATGGGAATCTCCAGGTCTACATTAAATGAATGGAAAAAATTGTATCCGGACATTTCGGACACCCTAAAAAGGGGAAAGGAAGTTGTGGACCTGCAAGTAGAAAATGCGCTCTTGAAAAGGGCACTGGGATATCGGTATACAGAAGACAAATATGTAAGCGTTCCGATGGAGCAGGAAGAATATAGTCAAAAGCTATTTGAATATATGAATCGCTACAAACTGGAGCATCCGGAGGCAACAGATGATGAGCTGATGCTTGTAAGAGAGAAGTTTCCCAAAACAAAAGAAATGCTTGTGGAACGAAAAGTAAAAGAAGTAGAGCCGGATACCACAGCCCAGATATTCTGGTTGAAGAACCGAAAACCGGATAAATGGAGAGATAAACAGGATGTCCAGATCTCCGGAGAACTCAAGTCCGAACAGAGTAAACTGGATGACCTGATCAGACAGATGCGTGGTGATGGGTAATGAGCGCAAGTAAACTCCTGCTGTCAGAGAAATACAAAGCATTCCTGAAATGCGATGCTCCGGTGGAATTTCTGGAAGGAACCACGGCGGCAGGTAAAACGACGGTAGGAATCTTCAAGTTTATGCTTAAGGTAGCAGAAAGCCCCAAGAAGCTTCACATCATTGCTGCGGATGACACCGGAACTGCTGAGAAGAACATCATCAACAAAGACCTTGGTATACTGGATGATTTTGGCATTCTGGTGGAATATAACGGCAGTGGAACCAAAGACGATAAGATTCCACATCTGATTCTGCATACTGGCAGGGGAGATAAAGTCATTTATGTGCTGGGCTACGGTAATAAGAAAAAGTGGAAGAAGGCCCTGGGAGGACAATATGGCTGTCTGTACATAGATGAAGTAAATACCGCAGACATAGATTTTGTCAGAGAAGCATCCATGCGATGTGATTATCTGATGGCAACACTAAACCCAGACGATCCGGGACTGCCGGTGTACAAAGAATATATCAACTGTGCACGTCCTCTTCCGGAATGGAAGGATGAGACACCACAGGAAATCATAGAGGAACTGAAAGAAGAGCCAAAGGACGGATGGATCCATTGGTTCTTTTCTTTTAAAGACAATGCAGGCCTTCCACCGGATAAACTGCAGATGATCCTGCAAAACACACCGAAGGGAACAAAGATCTGGAAAAATAAGATCCAGGGTCTCCGCGGAAAAGCGACAGGGTTGGTATTTTCCAACTTTGTCAGAAAGAAACATGTTGTTACTGCTGCATGGGTGAAGAAACAGATTGCAGATGGGAAGATCCGTTTCAGGAAGTTTACGGCCGGACTGGATACATCATATTCCTCAAAATCTCCGGATACCATTGCAATGATCTTCCAGGGCATTACGGATGACCGCAAGCTGATCACACTGGCTGAAATGGTGTATAGCAATGCTGATCTCAGTGTGCCGTTGGCACCATCTGACACAACGGTAAAGTTTATAGCTTTTCTGGATAGATGCAGATCGGAATGGGGATTTGCAAAAGAATCCTTTGTTGACTGCGCGGATGCGGCGACAATAACAGAACTTCGGAAGTATAAGCGCCTGCATGGGTGCCTTTACAATTTCATTGAGTCCTACAAAAAGGTAACAATACTGGATCGTATCAATTTACAGCTGGGATGGATCCAGCAGGACTGCTATCTGGTAGTTGAGGATTGCACAAACCATATCTCAGAATTGGAACGCTATTCATGGGACGAGGAAGAGGATGTCCCGGTACCGGAGGATAAGAACGACCATACGATCAATGCAAACCAGTACGGATGGATTCCATACCGGAATATGATTGGATTCGAGGAGGATAAACAGAGGTGAACCTGATGGAAAAGATAAATGAGAATATCAAAAGAGGTATACGGAGCTGGCTGAATGTTTCTCCGGCGAATCCTTATGTGTTCAATATCAATGAGATGATGGACTTCGAGGGGAATGCGATCCGAAACCGCATCTGGTATCGTGGTGACAGCAACGAACTGGAGCAGTTCTATGAGCAGAATGCGGAATATGCAGATAAATATAAATTCTGGTCCAGCAAGAGTACACCGGGGATGGAAATGCGCAAGATCCACACAGGCCTTCCGGCGCTTACGGTGAGAACTCTGGCAGCAGTAGTCCTTCCGGATATGGGGGAATTTGAATTTTCCTCAGAGAACGAAAAACAGAAACAGATATGGAAAGACATTGCAAAGCCTGAGAATAATAACTTTGCCGACAAGGTAGAGGATGCAATCAAAGAGGCGCTGTATATCGGAGATGGGGCTTTTAAAGTGTCCATTGATACAGAGGTCAGTGAATATCCGATTTTAGAATGGTATGCTGGGGATCGTGTCGAAATCATCCGGAAAAAGGATAAGGTCAGGGAAGTGATATTTAAGACACCATACAGCGGAGGTGGCAAGACATATGTGCTCAATGAGATATATGGATATGGGTATGTAAATAACGAGCTTTATCTGGACAACAGAAAGGTACCGCTGACTACATTACAGATCACCAGCTCACTGGAAAATGTGACCTTTGATAAAAGCGTTATGCTGGCGGTGCCTATGATGTTCTATAAGTCGGCAAAATATGAAGGACGTGGCGGAAGTATCTTTGACGGAAAGGTGGACAGCTATGATGCGCTGGATGAAGTATGGAGCCAGTGGATGGATGCGCTGAGAGCAGGAAGAGCCAAAACATATATTCCGGACTGTCTGGTTCCGAGGGATCCGGAAACAGGAGCTGCGATAACACCGAATCCGTTCGATAACAGATATTTTGCAGCAGAAGGAGACCAGCGCGAAGGGCAGAAAAACGTAATCAGTACAGACCAGCCGAGCATTCCTCATGACAGCTATCAGGCTTCCTACTGTACGGCACTGGACCTTTGCCTGCAGGGGATCATCAGTCCTTCTACACTGGGGATTGATGTAAAAAAACTGGATAATGCAGAAGCGCAGCGTGAAAAGGAAAAAACAACGCTGTACACAAGAAACATTATCGTGGAAACTCTTCAGACAGTATTGCCACAGGTAGTATCCATGTGTATCAACGCATATCACCTGATGAAGAATGAGGCAGTGGAAAGTGTAGAGGTAAATCTCCCATTTGGAGAATATGCCAATCCTTCATTTGAATCTCAGGTGGAAACAGTTGGTAAGGCAAAGCAGAGCGGAATCATGAGCATTGAGCGCTGTGTGGAGGAACTATACGGTGACAGTCTGGACGATGATTGCAAACGAGAAGAAATCGCAAGGCTCAAGGCAGAGCAGGGGATTCAGAGCATTCCGGAGCCGGAGATCAGAACGGATGCAGGAGAATTCAGGATAAACGGATTTACTGGAGGTAGTGATGGAAGTAAAAGTAGCGAAAAAAACATACCGGATGAACCGGGAGGAGTACCAGGGGCTTCTGAAGGTGGCCAGTGAGCAGGTACCGAAAGGAATCTATGCAGTGGAAAAAGGTAATTATGCGGAACTCCGATGTGATCATTGTACCAGCGTCACGCAGATCAAGACATTGACCAGACAGTTCAGAAGCCAGGGATTCAAGGTATATGCAAACGGCAGGTGATTAGATGCCTAAGATAAATTCAGAATATGATATCGGAGCAGCATTCGAAGCTATTGAGAATGAACTCATTGCTTCCATGATCCGGAATATGCGAAGACATAAGATTGAGGAAATCGATGAAGATAAGCAGTGGTCCATGTGGCAGACAGAGCAGCTCCGGTCGTTGGAAAAGTACAGAAAAGAGAATCAGGAACGATTTGGTACAAAATTTAAAGACATTAATAACCGGATCGAAGTGCTGATCAGTACTGCCAGGGATGAAGGAGATATGGAGCAGGAGATAGCCATACTGGAGGCTATAAAGAAAGGTTTCCCAGCAGGAAGAGTAAGTCCGGGAGCATCGGCGGCATTCTTCCGGTTGAACCAGAGGAAGCTGGAGGCGCTGATCCGGGCGACCACATCAGACATGGAAAAGGCTGAGACAGCCGTCCTGCGCATGGCAAATGACCAATATCGTAAGATTATTTTTAATGCTCAGGTATATGCCAACAGTGGAGCAGGGACTTATGAGAAGGCGGTAGACATGGCTACAAAGGATTTCATTGCCGCAGGTCTTAACTGTGTGGAATATGCCAATGGATCCAGACACACATTGGCAGACTATGCGGACATGGCAATACGGACAGCCAGTAAGCGTGCATACCTGCAGGGGGAAGGGCAGAAAAGGCAGGAATGGGGGATATCCACGGTGATCATGAATAAGCGTGGAAATCCCTGCCCCAAGTGTTTACCGTTTGTTGGTAAGATACTGATCGATGATGTATGGAGCGGTGGAAGCGCCAAGGATGGACCATATCCCCTGATGAGCGCGGCAATAGCAGCAGGACTATACCACCCTAGATGCAGAGACAGCCACACTACCTATTTTCCAGAACTGGAGGATTTGGATAATGAATACAGTAAAAAGGACATAGAAGATATCGAAGAACAGAACAGGAAAGAAGCAAGACAGCAATATGCAGAGAGACAGGAGAAAAAATTCCATAGATTAGCATCATTTTCACTGGATCCGGAGAATAAAAGCAAGTACCGTGCGAAGGAAAAAGAATGGAGTCAGGAAACGGAAGACCGGTATAAAGTTCCTGATGAGGTGAAAGTGCCGAGATCGGATACTCCGCAGATCATGATCGATTTAGTGGATCAGTACACAAGAGATGAGTGCATCAAGATAGATGAACTGTCAGAATATGCATTTTCGTATGATCTTGATAATGATTTGATAATTATCAATCCGAGACATCCGCAGTATGAAGAGGAGAACTACAAGCATGTGCTGGCGCATGAAATAGCCCATAGAATTGATCATAATGAGTATGGCAGTCCCATGTATGCTGAATTCGCAGAGGCAATAAAAAATACAGAAAACAAAATATTGCAAAAAAAGGAGAAGTATCAGCAGAGACTTGCTGTGAGTGGCGATTTAGAGTACAATTACTTCATCAGTGATATAATGTCATGCATGACAGATAACGTGATTGCCGGAGCATATGGACATGAATCACAGTACATAGGTAAACCCGGATATGCGGAGTCGGAGATATTTGCGGACGTATATGCTGCATTGTATCAGTCGGATGATATAACTGTAAAATTCATAAAAAGCGAATTGCCAGAGCTATATGAAGCATTTATGAAAGTGCTAAAGAGGTAATTATGTTCAAAAAAGAATTTGTTGAAAAAATGAAAAACGATGAGGAACTGCAGGAGTTGCGCAGGAAAGTATTATCTTTCTCCGAAAAAATGGGAGATGCCGCATACATCATCGGAAAAGATAAAAGCTATGAGGATTATAAAGAACGTTTACGAAGAATGGTAAAAGAACATGAAGCCACCGGTCAGTAGATTGGTGGTATTTTTATCTCGAAAAAAGAAAATTGCACCGGTGCAACAAATAATCTGGAATCAACACGCTTCATGGCGTGTTTTTTTATGCCCAAACACGAGCAAGGCAATAAACTGCAGCGTGACCGGAGACACCGAAGACAATGGATCGCAGTAAGGGTGACACCCTCAAAATGGAAAGGAGCACGTTATGTTTTACAAGACAGTAAGAAGATTCTTAGACCCCGATGGAAGCCAGGGCGGAGCACCGGCAGGAGAACAGACTGATCAGCAGTCACAGCAGAATGCAACACCGCAGATTGACTATGGGAAAATCCAGCAGATGTTGGATGGAACGCTTGCGGCAAAAGAGGATACGGCATTGAAAGCCTATTTCAAGCAGCAGGGACTTTCCCAACAGGAGGTGGAACAGGCTATAGCAACCTTCAAGGAACAGAAGGCGGCAAATCAGCCGAATGTGGAAGCATTGCAACAGCAGGCTGCAACCGCAGCAGCTGAGGCAAGACAGGCACAGATCCAGCAGGCAGCGACGATGGCAGCAGTCGGACTGGGAATCAGCGTAACATCCATTCCCTATGTACTGAAGATGGCAGATTTCAGCCAGACAGTAGGACAGGATGGAAAGATCAGCAATGAGAAACTTACGGAAGCCCTGAATAAGGTGCTAGAGGATATTCCTGTATTAAAGCCGCAGGAGACAGATACTACAGGTTTCCTTCATGTAGGGACAGGCGGAGATCCTTCGCAGCATACACAGCAGGCAACCGTACAACAGCAACAGACACCGACCAAAAGATGGAATCGGTGGAACTAAGGAAAGGAAGGTATAAGATATGCCTAATTTAAACTATGCACAGCAGTGGAGTCCTGAACTCCTGCAGATTCTGATGCAGGGAGCGTTAACCTCTCCCTTCATTACATCTAATGTAAGATGGCTGGATGCGAAGACATTCCACTTTACACAGATGAGCACCACTGGTTATAAGAATCACAAGAGAACCGGTGGTTGGAACATGGGATCCTTCGATCAGACAGATGTTCCGTTTACAGTAACCCATGACAGAGACGTTCAGTTCCTGGTAGACAAGGCAGATGTGGATGAGACCAACGCAACTGCATCCATGCAGAATATCTCCAGAACCTTCGAACAGACTCAGGTAGTGCCTGAGACAGATGCCCTGTTCTTCTCCCGTGTGGCACAGGTGGCACAGAAGACGGAGGGATATCACAGCCAGACCGCTATTTCTGCTTATACCAAGGCAAAGGTATTCGGAATGCTGAAGGACATCCTTGCGAAAGGAAAGTTGAGACGGTACAAGGCAAATGGTAGCCTGCTCACGTATGTGGCCAGTCCTATTATGGATGCACTGGAGCAGTCCACTGAGTTTACCCGTAAAATTGAACTTACACAGATCGCTGAGGGTGGTATCGGCATCGAGACCAGAGTAACGGAAATCGATGGTGTACCCATCATGGAAGTTATCGACGATGAGCGTTTCTATGATGCTTTCGACTGGGAGCCTACTGAGGGCGGATTTGCTCCGCTGAAAAAAGTTGCAGCAGACAGCACGCATAATATCGAAGCGGTAACCGGAGCTCATAAGATCAATGTACTGGTGGCATGCGGACAGACCTGTAAGACGGTTCCCAAGATCGCGTCTATCTATTATTTCAATCCCGGAACACATACCGAAGGAGACGGATACCTGTACCAGAACAGATCTCTGTCTGATACCTTTGTATTCCCGAATGGTCGTGACGGCAAAGTGGACAGCGTCTATGTAGATGTGGATACCACAGAGTACACCGGGGAGTAAGGAGAACCTATGTCATACGAACCTTATGTAAGAAAAGAAGAATACAAAGATAGCTATAATGGCAGCGTGATTCCTGACGGAGAGCTTGAAAGAGCACTTCGTCAGGCCTCCCGGCATATAGACAGCCTTACCTATAACAGGATTGTGGCAGCAGGATTTGACCGGTTGACAGAGTTTCAACAAGAGACCATAAAAGAGGTTATTTGTCTGCAGGCTGACTTTGAATATGAAAATGCAGATGAAATCAATACGATTTTATCCGGGTACAGTATTAATACTGTGTCTGCACAATTCGGAAGCTCCTGGAATGTGTATCAGGATAAAGGTGTTGCCATGAAGAAAGATGTGTACGCACTGTTGGCCCAGACAGGTCTGTGTTGTAGGTTAGCGAGGTGATGAACATGAAATATCCTTGTCTTGTTCCTAAAAGGTTATGCAAAACAGATATTTCTGTAGTAATAGAGCGGGAAGGTGTGAACGAATACGGCGAACCGCTGGAAACAGTGAATTACTCCGGAAAATGTAATTACCAGGATAAAGCAAGAACAGTTCTGACTACAGAGAAAAAGCTGATTGAAATTACCGGTAGCGCTTTATTTCCGGGAGATATTTGCCCAGAACTGCCGACAATATCCGGAGGAAAAGCGGTAATCTTCGGTGCAGAGCGAAGAATTCTGGAAGGCAGGAAAGCGAGAAATCCGGATGGTACAGTAAATTATACGGAGGTGCTGCTGATATGATCAGTGTTAATTCCACGGTAAAAATGAATTTTCCAAAGCTGCAGCAGCTGACACGGGCGCAGGTGCAGGCACTGGAGCAGACGGCGGAGGCTCTTCACATGAATGTAGTACAGGCTCAGGTGTTCCCGTTCGATACAGGTCACCTGCAAGAAGATAGCACCTTTGTAGATTGCTCCGAGAGCAGCCAGGGAAAAGTCAGTATCATATCCAGCACACCCTATGCAAGACGGCTTTATTTCCACCCGGAATATCATTTCCAGAAGACGGAGAACCCGAATGCAAGAGGTGAATGGTATGAGGACTGGATCTCTGGGAAAAAATCAGAGTACTGCCAGAAAGCATACAAACAAATATACAGGAGGATTGCCGGATTATGATGTTATCAGATGTGCGGGATTATGTGGAATCCCTTGAACTGGCAGACCAGGTATATATGGGAAGTCTGCCGGATAAGCAGGAGAAGTCCATCGGCGTTTATAACAGCAAACATCAGCAGGAGTATAAGACAGCATTAGGAGGACCACAGCTTGTATCTTACGGGACGAAATATGTCACCCTGTTGATTCATTGGAATAAATCGCCGAGAGAGTCGGAAAAGGCAGCCATGACAGCATTTGATGCGGTGAAGGCTGCAAGAAATGTAACGGTCAACGATCAGTTGATAAAATTTATACAGCCTCTTTATGAACCACAGGATGTCGGAAAAGATGATGCCGGTATCTGCGAATGGGTCATAGAGATGGCTGTTATTTATGAGAAAGGAAAAGGTGAAAAAGAATGAGCACACCTATTACAGGAGTATATCCATGCTATGAAAACCAGTTCCAGATCAATGCGGCAGCAAGCGGTGTAGAAAAGAAAATGGTTGATATTGCGGACTGCGAGACATTCAGTGTATCTTTCGATAATGGAGTAGAGGAATGGCATCCGTTTACAGAAAAAGGATGGGTGAGACGCCTGCTTACCAGTAAGGGAGTTACCATATCCGTAACTGCGAAACGTAACGTAGGAGATGCCGGTAATGATGCTGTAGCAGCACTTGCGTGGGTAAACGGCCGCTCTGCAGAGAAAGATGTCCAGTGGACATTCCCCGACGGAACCGTGGTGCTGTTTGCCGGAGCAGTCGTGAACGTAAAGAACATTGGAGCAGGAGACTCTACAGCTGTGGCACCGTTGGAATTCGATATTATGAGCAATGGAAAACCTGAGATTACTCCCGCAGCATAAAAACAGGAGGCTATTATGGCAAAGAAAATCGTAGATATTACAGAAAAGCTGAGTTTTGACGAGAACCCGGTATTGAAGATTAAGGATGTTACCGTAGAAGTAAATTCCGATGCAGCCACTGTGCTGAAGATCATGGGTATTTTTTCGAAGGGTACATCAGCTAAAGAAGTGTTGGCGGTATATGAACTGATTTTTAATGAGAAGGATCGGAAAAAGATCGATAAACTGAATCTCCAGTTCAAGGATTTCCAGACAATCATCATGGCAGCAGTAGACATGATCACGGGAGACGAAGAGCCGGGAGAGCAGTGACCCGTACTATGATCTGATCGGAGATTACAGTCTGATCGTATCATCCTTCCAGGCGCAGTACGGGATTCGGCTGTCAAAAGAAATTGATACCATGAAGTGGGATGAGTTTAGGGATCTTCTTATTGGAATCGGACCGGAGACACCGCTGGGACGGATCGTAGCAATCAGGGCCGAGGAGGATAAGGATATTTTAGACCATTTTACTCCGGAACAACACAGAATCAGGAATGAATGGCGTGCAAACAGAGCAAAAAAGGTAGCACCTGATAATATGGCAGCAGTACTTGATCAACTGAAGAATGCGTTCATTTCTCTGGCAGGGGGCGATATACATTGAAAAAGTAGATAAGAAAAAAGTAGTGTGTCCTTACTGTGGGCATCCGGTGAATGCAATGCAGACGGAAGATGCACATTGCAGGGGAATTTATTTCCGATGTAAAAATAAGGACTGTAAAAAGATTTTTGAGTTGAAGTTATAAGACGCTGTGCCGATGTGCCTGTCTTAGAAGGCAGGCTGGTTATGAGTGAAGCTACAAGCGTTGGACAGATCGGACTCGATCTTGTTGTAAATAAAAAAGATTTTAATAAGCAGATGAGCGGCATCCAGAACCTTGCCACGAAAGTTAGCAAGAAACTGGCTGCCGCTTTTGCTGTAAAGAAACTCGTAGATTTCAGCGCAAAGTGTATCGAACTGGGATCAGATCTGAGCGAGGTGCAGAACGTTGTAGATGTGACTTTTCCTGCAATGTCAAAGCAGGTAGATAAGTTTGCACAGAATGCCTCAACAGCGTTTGGCTTATCCGAAACAATGGCAAAGAAGTATACAGGTACCTTCGGAGCTATGGCAAAGGCATTCGGATTTGGTGAACAGCAGGCATACGATATGTCTACCACGCTGACTGGACTGGCAGGAGATGTAGCATCCTTTTATAACATTACACAGGATGAAGCATACACCAAGCTGAAATCAGTATTCACAGGAGAAACAGAGAGCCTTAAGGATTTAGGCGTCGTCATGACGCAGACGGCCCTGGACGCTTATGCAATGGCAAATGGCTATGGTAAGACCACAGCAGCAATGTCAGAGGCGGAGAAGGTCGCACTACGGTACTCTTTCGTGCAAAGTAAACTTGCGACGGCATCCGGGGACTTTATGCGGACTTCTGACGGCTGGGCTAACCAGGTAAGGATCCTGAAATTACAGACGGAGTCTTTTATGGCGGCAATCGGTCAGGGACTGATCAATGTATTGACACCGGCTATCAAGGTGATCAATACATTGATGGGGAAACTGGTGCAGCTTGCGAATGTATTTAAGGCTTTTACAGAGAAATTTACAGGGAAAAAGGCAGATAATGTTGCTTCGGGAATGCAAGCAGCAGAGGCTGCTTCGGCAGGTGTCAGTGAAAATATCAATGCCGCCGGGAAGGCAGCAAAGAAATTGGGAGGATTACTGTCCTCAGATGAATTGGATTTACTGTCCCAGAAAACTGATACATCTGCGGCAGCAGGAGAAACATCTGGAATAGACATTGCAGGACTGCAGACCGCAACTAAGACAGCGGAAGAAAGTGCTGATAAAATCACGCAGAAATTTTCCGATGCATTCAAAAAGATTCCGGGTGTCAGGACATTTATTGATCAGCTCAATAATGGACTAAAGAAGATTGATTTTGCCGGTCTGAAAAAGAATTTTACCAGAGTAACGACACAATTACAGCCTCTGGCAAAGACAGCAGTTAAAAATCTTGAAACCATCATAGATCCATTGGGTGGATACATGGGGAACAGGATAGGAAATAAGATCGCTGTTACAGTTAAGTTGGTAGATATTGGACTGGATGGAATTGCTGGTTATCTGGAAAAGAACAGCAGTAAAATACAATCCTGGAGCGAGGATGTCAGCCAATCTATAGCAAACGGGTTCATCAATCTCACAGAGATTAATGAGCAGACCTACAATAACCTGCTGGGGGCACTGGATAAGGCAAGACCGGAAATCACAAAGGGACTAGAAGATATTCTGACAGGTTATAATGATTTCGGTATGTCCCTAGGGACGATCCTTGCAAGCGGATTTGATATAGCTACAGAGCACACGTCACAGTGGATGCAGGATAACCAGGAACTGCTGGAAGGTACACTGACAGAATTGTTTGAATTTGGTGGCGAATGCGCATCACTGGTCGGTCAGATTGTAGGAGATTTAGGAAATTCACTTACAGAATGGTGGGATTCCAACGGCAGCAGTGCTTTCGGCAACATAGTTGATGCCTGGAATGATATCAAGAAGACGGTTTTAGAACTGTGGAATGATATTGTGATGCCAGTACTGAATCATGCCAAGGAAGCGTTGCAAGAACTATGGGAAGAAAACCTCAGACCACTATGGGATAACATTCTTGAACTGATTAGTTCAGTAGGAGATTTTCTTGCAGCTACATGGAGCACAGTAATTAAACCAATTATCGGGTATCTGGCACCTACAATCAAGCAGGTGGCAGACATTGTGATAAACATCATGTGTACTGTATTCGCCACCGTGTCAGACCTTATATCCGGAGCTATGAAAATATTAGGGGGACTGTTGGACTTCCTCACCGGAGTGTTTACAGGCAACTGGAAAAAGGCATGGGAAAGCTTACAGAAAATTACGGATGGAATCTGGCAGGCAATATGGGGATCTATCAAGGGAGTATGTAATCTGATCATTGACGGTGTGAATGCAATGATTTCACTGATATATTCTACACTACGCAATGTGGTAAATGGAATCGGAAGCGTCGCAAAAAAGGCAGGAGATCTGGTAGGAAAAGACTGGGGGTTTGAGATGCCGAGTGATCCTCCGCAAATTCCAAAACTGTGGAATGGTGGATATGTCAAGGCAAACACACCTCAGCTTGCCATGATCGGTGATAACCGACATCAGGGAGAAATTGTATCACCGGAAGATAAGTTACAGAAAATGGCACTAAGCGCAGCACAGGCGGCAGCGGGATCGGGAGGATCCATATCTGCGGAAAAGCTGGATAAGATCATTACATTGCTGGAGACTATCATCAGAATATTGGCGTCAGGCAATACGATAGAAATCAATGGTGTAAAATTTGCGGAACTACTGAAAAAGATAAACAGGGAGTACTTTAAGGCAACTGGAAATTACCTGTTGCTGGATGTATAAGGAGACAGCAGGATGGCATTTCAGGCATGGTTATTAAAAGTGGGAGATACTGATATTTCAAAGTATGTAGATATTGAGACCTATAAGGTGAGTCCGGATCAGCGTGCAGATCTGGACTCTGACAGAAATGGTTTGAATATTTTATACCGGGAAGTTGCAGATCATTATACAACAAAAATTGAGTTCAATACGATTCCACTGGAAGCATGGGAAATGACAGAATTTCTACAAGCAATGGAAAAAGCGTACATAAAGGAGAAGGAAAGAAAGGTTATTGTAACTTATTTCGATGTAAATACCGGAGGATATAAATCGGGAGAAATGTATGTACCAAATTATACAGTAGAGACAAAAAGTTGGAATGGCATGGAATTATGGTATAAGCCATTACGTGTTGCGTTCCAGGAGTATTAAGAGGGAGAGGAAATGATAGATTATAAATATAAAGATTTTTATAATGACACATCTGTCTCCAAAAAAATGCAGATTGAATGTAGTGATGGAAGTGTGCTGAATGAGGAGGACTGGAAAGGTGAAAGCGCAGAACTCACAGAGAGACTATGCTCAGAGAGTGAAATAAGTTTTGGCAGATGTGAGGCGAGTACTTTCAAATTGAGGGTCAGGGAACGGGTAGTACCTCTTGCAGGGAAAAAGATATCAGTATCAGTAACATTGGAAGGAGTCGATGAGGCTCCTTTTATGATGGGAGTTTATAAAGTGGATTCTGATGTACCTACGGCAGATAGAAGATATCGGGATATCGTGGCCTATGATGCCATGTACGACCTCCTGAATGCTGAGGTGTCCGGGTGGTATAACAGCCTAACTTTTCCGATGACGCTCCGACAATTTAGAACTGCTTTTTGTGCTTATGTCGGGGTGGAACAGGAAGAAATCACGTTGATTAACGATGATATGGTGGTAGAAAAAACTATCGATCCGGGAGAGCTCCCGGGGAAAACGGTTATTGAATCCATCTGCGAGATTAACGGATGTTTTGGGCACATCGGTAGAAATGGAAAACTGCAGTATGTGGTGCTGGAACAGATGATCGAGGGTCTGTACCCCGCGGATGATCTGTATCCGGCAGATGACCTTTACCCTGCAGATCCGATGGGAACAGCGGAGGTATCCAGGAGCAATTATATCTCCTGCCAGTATGAGGATTTTGTAGTCCAACATATTGATAAGCTGCAGATCCGCCAGGAAGAGAACGACATCGGTGCCATCGCTGGTAATGGCAATAATTGTTACATCATCGAGGACAACTTTTTGGTGTATGGCAAGTCTGCTGCAGACCTGCAGATCATCGCAGACAGCGTCCTCAGCGCGATCGGTGTCGTATGGTACCGTCCGGCACAGGTGGAAGCCCGCGGCAATCCCTGCCTGGAGGTAGGGGATGGCATCTTGTTGCACACGACTCGGGAGACCATTTATACCTATATCCTGCAGCGCACATTAAAAGGCATACAGGCACTTCGTGACAGCTATACGGCGGAGGGCGAGGAATACAGGACCGGACAGGTCAATGGCATTATGAAGTCCATCATCCAATTGAAGGGTAAGTCGAATGTCCTTACACGGACAGTGGAAGAGACCCGGCTGGAAATGAAAGATATCGAAAATGACTTATCTACAGAGATAAAAGTGGTAGCAGGAGAGGTTGAATTAAAGGTATCGAAAGATAATCTTATTGCAGAAATAAATCTGACACCGGATAAGGCACTGATCAAGGCTGAGAGGATAGATCTGGTCGGGCTTGTAAATGCAGATGAGATGGTGATCAAGTACGCGACCATCGAAACCTTGAATACTACCAAACTGGAACTAAACAACCTGATTGCCACCAAGGCAACCATAGACTCTCTCAATGCCGTCAGTGGCCGCGTAGGATTACTGGAGGCGGATCATGTGACTACATCTGATCTGTCAGCCGTATCAGCCCGTCTGAGCAACGTGGAAGCCAACTATATCAGCGCCAGCACTGTAAAGGCAGACTACATGGAGGTATCTAACTGGACATCCTCTGGGGTGATTAAAGCGGACAGAATCAGCGCTGCGACTATCGTAAATAAGCTATCAAGCGTTGATCTGGTCAGCGTAAGAGCAATGGGTGTCAGCGGGTACATGAATTATAAAGGTACAGTAGTTGCGTGGAGAACAAAAACCATTAGTGGGACTGTTATAACTTATTTGGGACCGGAGGATTAAGAGATATGAGCAATTTAGAAATCAAGGAATTTAGTCAGGCAATCGCAAATTTTGTAGAAGCATCTCCGTTGCCGGAGGAAGTTAAGCGCATGGCATTGCAGGAGAATTTGGCACGACAGGAACAGAAAGCCAGGGATGCATTGATGGCAGAGATTGCGGCCAGGGATGCTGCCGAGGTTGCAAAACAGGAGGTGAAGCAGGATGCAGAGAGCGTATGACTGGGAAGAGGATTACTGGGAGAATAAACCATCTATCAAAACAGCATTAAATAAGACCAACATGGACAAGCTAAGTAATGCGACTCGCATTATTGACGAGCGTGTGATTACACTGGATCTGACTAAGCTGTCAACTACAGAGGCTAATGGGATGATCACGGGAATTACCATTAATCAGGATAATGGCGATATTACGGTTACTTATTATTCTGGAGCAACCAAGGTATTACATACCCTGATGGCACAGATTGCCATCAACTTCGGCTATGATCCGGTTACCGAGCAGCTTATTATCTACTTAAAAGATGGAACAGAACAGTACATAGATATGTCTGCACTCATCACGCAGTTTGAAGTTTTAGACTCGGATACTATTTATTGGACCATCGGGGAAGATGGCAAGGTAAAAGCTGATATAAAGAAAGGGAGTATTACGGCGGATAAGCTGCAGCCGGATTACCTGGCGGATATTACCGTACAAGCAGAAACGGCAACACAGCAGGCATCTGCGGCGGCATCATCTGCAGCACAGGCCAAGATAGATGCGGATCGAGCAGAATCGTATGCAAAAATCACTGAACCTAAGTTCTATCTGGATGAAACCACGATGAACCTTTATATGAAGGATGGCGCAGGAGTGGATTTTGTAGTAGTTGATAATGTTTTATATTGGAAGGTAGCATAAGGAGGACAATGACATGGCAGCACCGGAAGGTTACAATGCTCTCGGAAAAATCGGAATATCTTACAAAGGAGATTACGACTCCAATACCACATATGAGCGACTGGACGCGGTTGAACATAACGGCAGTACATATCTGGCTATTAAAGATGCTCCGGACGGAGCTCCCAGGGATGATAAGGTAAACTGGATCTATCTGGCCAAAGGGTTCAGCGGTGACATCGGAGATTCAGAGATCACTTTTACCGAGGCAGAGAACCGCGAGAACATTAATACGGGCGAGAGCGTAAAGACGGTCTTTGGCAAGATTAAAAAGTTTTTTGCGGACTTGACCGCACCGGCATTTGCACAGATGATCACCACAAAGGAGGATCTGTTAGCTACCAAGGCTACCGGATATGTGCCAGATGCCAAGGCGGTAGCAGATGCATATACTGAGTTAAATGGCAAGTTAAACCAAAACACCGATTTGTCTTTAGTCAATTGTGTATCATGGGATTCTGACAATACAATTTCAAAAATAGGTAACAGAGTATTTGTAACGTTAGGCGTACGAATTACATCTGAGCAGTCTAGCGGATCATTAATTATTGCCAATATTGGAAGGACATATTACCCTAAAAATATGTATGTTAGAACAAATGCAGTAGGTGGTACAAGTGGCGATAATCACATACTTTATATTGATAAATCTAATGGTACGATAATATTAAACCCATCAACGGAACGGTATTATTCTGCCAGTCTCTCATATTTGTCAGATTGAGATTTATTTGAAGAAGCAGCCCAATACCTTGGATTAATTAATTAATTATTTATATGCCACAACAAAATTTAATATAAATGTTGCATCATCGCTAACATTTGCAATTTGATATGCGTAAAAATCACCGTTCGATGCAAGTCTTACATTAACAGGCCAATTACAATTTGCAAACACCCCAAATACATTTGCATTGTTTGGCAATCCAAAGTCAGACAAGGAGCCTAAAAAGGACTGTTTATTCGCCGCTAATAGAGTAACAGATGTTAATATTGATGCAAATTTCAAACCATTTAAATTGCCATTTAACGAAGTAAATCAGATGGCGGGCGCGGCCAGAACAGCGCCAGAAAGGAGCCCACATGGGTTATATTTTATACAAAGATAAAATTGAGGAGCCCGCACAGCAGGTCATAGTATCGGTAGAGAGTCCTCACGTAGTCCGGATCGCCGCAATGGGTGACGCGGAAGCCCCGGAGATAAACACCAGTGGATTTAAACTCTATTTGGATCCGGATTGTAAATACCCGTTGGATCAAGGAGAATATGAGGCATACACTACACTCTATCGGAAGGGAGATAACTGGCATGAGTTATCAGATGACGGATCCGTCTACACCGAGCCGGAAGTTGCACCGGTGCAACCGGAGTTGACAGAAGAGGAGAAAGCGGAACTGGCCAGACAGCGGCAGATCAGCCAGCTGACGGCACAGATTGCAGACCTTAAGGCCCGGATCGCTGCGAGCGACTATAAGGTGATTAAAACCTACGAGTATGCTCTTTTGGGTGAGCAGACCGGGTACGACATGGAGGCTGTCCATGCAGAGAGACAGGCTCTCCGGGATCAGATCAATACATTGGAGACACAACTGGCAGGTCTGACAGCGGCCACAGAGTAGGAGGCCGCCTATGAGAGTGAGAGACGGTCCTGACACAATTACATAGTAACCAAGAGCCAAGAGCCGATTGCTTCCCGAGCCGGGAGGTGACCGGCTCACATATTATAAAAATAAGAAAGTGAGGTCTATATTATGGACAAAGTAAAAGCAACTGTGATTGCAGCATTATCTGTGTTAATGAGTTGGCTGGGGATCTTGACAATCCCGGTATTACTGCTGGTGGGATGCAATATTATTGATTACATTACCGGACTGATGGCAGCAAAATTTAGGGAGGACGGAGGTATCAGTAGCTATAAGAGCATCCGTGGCATCTACAAGAAAATAGGCATGTGGATGCTGGTAATTGTCGGAGCATTTGTGGATGTGTTAATACAGTACAGCGTCGAGTGTGCCGGTATTGAAATTGCAGTACCATTTGTGGTTGCAACGGTGGTAGCGGTATGGCTGGTGGTTAATGAGCTGATCAGCATCCTGGAAAACCTGAAGGATAGTGGGGTAAAGATCCCTCCGTTTTTGATGCCGCTCATGAAATATATCAATCGCAAAGTAGAAGATAAGGCCAAGCTGATAGAAACAGAGCAGGAGGAGTAAATTATGATGAAAGGTATTGATGTAGCAAAATGGAACGGAAACATCGACTGGAATAAGGTAAAGGCAGCAGGTGTAGAATTTGCAGTTTTGAAGGTTATCAATAAGTCCAATAAGACCGAAGAGGCATTTGTCAGAAATTATGCTGGAGCAGCTGCAGAGGGACTGCCCATTGATGTCTACAATTATCTGTACACCATAACAGAGACGGCAGCGAGGACAGCGGCAAAAGCAGTGGTAAACACACTCGCCGGTAGAAAGGTCGGCAAGGTGTGGGCGGATGCTGAGGATGCCTGCCTTAAAAATAAAGGCATTCAGTTGATTCGGATTCTTAACACCTATAAGGCGGTGATCGAGGCGGCTGGTTATGAGTTTGGCGTGTATACTGGTTTGTCCTTTTACAACAGTTATATCAAACCTTACAAGGCTTATATTGACTGTGATTTCTGGATTGCAAGATATCCGTCTACTAGGAATATGACAATTGCTATGGACCCGCCGGCATCCAAAAAACCGGCTATCTGTCATAATCTTTGGGGCTGGCAGCATTCCAGCCGCGGTAGAGTGCCTGGTATCAGCGGATATGTAGATCTGGATATCTGCTATACAAAGGTGACCAGTAGCGGAATCGTGCAGTCCACTACGGCATATTATCCCAGATACACCGGCACATCCGGATCCATTGTGGCGGCACTTAATGCTGTAGGGGTAAACTCCAGCTATGCAACGAGAAAGTTGATTGCAAAGGAAAATGGCATTACTGGATATGTGGGATCAGCTAGGCAGAATACACAGATGATGACACTGCTGAAAAGTGGTAAGCTCAAAAGAATTTGATTAGAGGAGGTGGAGAACGTGGAGGAGTGTTCTCCACCTTTTTTTGTGAAAAAATATTAAACTACCAGTTGAATTCAAAGGGAACATGATATATTATCATAAAAATAGAAAATGTCAAGGAAAAATTGCCTGGATATATTGACAAGAATATATTATTTGTGATACATAAATAGTATAAAAGGTGTGTAAAATATGGGGGAGGAAAAGCATAGAGGTGTATGTTGAGGCGAGTTCATAAATTTTGTTTGAATGCGCCTTTTTTAGTAACATAAGTTCAATTACAAAGGAAAATTAAAATGAAATTAAATCAGCCAGTAAAAAGAATAATTGTAGGATTTGAAGAAAAAATTCAGAATAAAGAAATAAAAATTATTATAAATTATTTCGAAAATGAATTAAAAAATAGAATTCCGGGATATGTTTTTCTCATAAAAGAAGGTAATGATGCGATTGCATTTGAAACGGAAGATAATGAAACATTGATGAAATTGCGGGATGAAATAATTACATATTTCATGAAACGTAAAAAGAAATTCAAAATGATACTTGATATTATCATAAAAATAAATTTAGAAGATTATGGATCATTTGAGTTTGTTTCTAAATATTTCAATAGCCCATATGATGAAGCTAAGATTATGTGTTATGAAACCAAATTTATATATATTGAAGATGGTCAATATATCATGATGACAATAGGAGCTACTGGAGATAAAGAAATAAGTGTAGATGCCGCCGAAGAAGTAACAGATAAAGATAATGTTCTAGAAAAATATGAAGGCATTGTAGCGGCAATTAGAAAAGTGATAAATTATTAAGCGAGAATAATACTATGAGAAACGAAAGCACAGTCAAAAAAGAAGATTTTACAAATATTATAGATTGTTCAAATTTTTTTCAAGAAAGAAGTACGACTGAACAATTCGTATATCAGTTTATTGAAAAGGTACGAGAGGAAGAAAGAGAAAAAGCAGTTAATCAAGCTGATGACATAGCACAGAAAAAAATAAAAGAATTGGAGTTGGAATGTATGTTTAAGGAGAAAAGATTGCAAAATTGCATACCAACAAAATTATTTTTCCCCCTTTTTATTGCAATGGGTATTACCTGTATTGCTTTAACAGTGACAATCATGCAGATTTTATTGAATTCTAAAGTAGTAGATTACTATATTCTTTTGTTTATTATGGTTGGGGGAATTGGGTTATCGCATACATCAATTGCTATTTTGAAAGGATGGAAGAGGTTTATTTGTGGTGAAGCAGATAATTAGTTTTCTTAGTAGTATAAAAAAACTGGAGTTAAACACGGATGAAGGAAAAATAAATTTTACATGGGGGTTGGTACTAATTGTTTTGGCAATAGCATTAACAAGTAGTGAGTGGCTATTGAAAATAATTGCATTTGTTGTCGGGACTATAAAAACGATAGTGTTAAAGACTAATATTGTAGAAAAATATGAGGAAAGTAATGCCTTTTGGCTGATAGTAATAACAATATTTTTTTATATTATCTGCATATGGAGTTTATTTTTGTTTGATCGAATGAAAAGAAAAAGCAAAAGAGAAATGGATAATACTGAAGAAATAAAAGCGCCACAAGAAAAACTATAAAAAATATCTAGAGTAATTTTTGACTCGAGAGAGCTTACAGATACTTGGAAAGAGAGAGGATTGCGAAAGCGGTCCTCTTTTTATATACAAAAATAGTAGCTGTATTTCCGTTCACGGTGGTGCGAACCCGGGGGCCACATATAATGGAAGAAAGGAAAGCGAGGATGTTCTGGCGCTGACACTGGCGGTGGGGAGTATTT